ACGGGATTCTCGGGTGCTCTTGGCACCCACAAAACGGACTTGAGATTAGAGGCATCTAAACAATATTACAAGCGGTTTTTAGAGAATAGGCCGGAATAGTTTTTTCCGACTTTTTTGTTTCATTTATATTCGATAACTTGATTATATCTTGATTTCACTTGATAATAAGTGGAATCTATTTTTATGTGTTGCAGTTGTGTTGCAAGCAGGCTATCTTTGCTGTCGAATTAAAATATCTTTTATATGGAAACCCAAGTAGCAATACAAGAATTATTGATGAGTGGCAACGCCAATGTGAAGCTTTCAATCACAGGGGAAGACCTTCGTAAGTTTGGTGAGAACCTAATCCGTCAGACAGTTGAGAAGTTTGCACCCAAGAAAGAAGAGAAGTATCTCAAAATCGCAGAAGTGGCGACAATGTTAAAGGTTGACCGGAGTACACTCTACCGCTGGGACAAAGAGAACTATCTGAAGCCTTTGCGTGTAGGAGGTAAGCCAAGATATAAGCTATCCGATGTTGAGGCCATCTTGTCGAAATAGTGCAGGCCGTATCTCATTTTGAAAATAATTCACGTCACAATGAAAGAACTCGAGAGAAATAGAAAGAAATCATTTTTGGTATATTGCGATATAAGCGACCAGATAGACATCCTTTCAAACGAAGATGTAGGCAAGCTATTCCGTGCTGCCATCAATTTTGCCAAAGACGGTATTGTCGAAAAATTTGAAGATAAAGCTTTGGCACTAATGTTTATGGGGATGAAAAATCAGATAGAGCGCGATGCAGAAAGGTATCAAGATATATGCGATAAGAGAAGACGAGCAGCTCAGAATCGGTGGTTAGAGATGCAAAATAAGGGAGGTCAACGTTTGTCAGATTCTGCAAATGCATCCAATTGCATGCAAATGGACTATGATATAGAGAGTGATAGTGATATAGAGAGTGATAGTGATATAGAGAATGATAGTGGTAGTGATAATGAAAAAATTGACCGAATCAAAGTCATGGATTGGTATAACAACCAAGTAAAACCATTGGGGATTCCTACTATTCTGACTATGAATGATAAACGTCTGTCGAAATTTCTGTATATCAGGGACACCTATGGAGCTAATACGATAGTAAATGCGCTCAATAATATTAAACGCTCTTCCTATCTGACCGGTGATGGTTCTAATAAAGTAAAACTTACGTTTGATTGGCTTTTCCAAGAAGAGAACTTTCTGAAGGTGGTAGAGGGCAATTATGACGATTAAATACTAAGGATATGGCTATAAAACCGAAATTCGATTATGACAGTCCAGACTTCTATGATGCAATACGTGAACTTGCATCAAGAGGCTGTACAGATTCTGAGATAGCCAATGGCATGGAAATGCTATCAGGTGAAGCCAGAAGCAGCTATCCAAATGATGTATGGCCGGACTTTCCTAAACTGTCACCTGAGACTTTCTCCCGTATGAAAAATGGAAAATATAAGAAATGGTCAGATGAACAGAATGCCGTGCGCTCAGAGCGTATAGGTCAAGTCTTAGCGCGTGCGCGTGATAAAATTAATATCGCTATCCGTGGAACTCTCATAGAGATGGCTCTTGGCAAAATAAAGACCACCTCTATTACATACCATAAAATCAGAAAGAAGTGTGAATGCAAGGGCAAAGATAATACCTGCCCTCAATGCGGTGGTACTGGCTGGTATGACTTATCAGATAGGCAACTTGTTGAGGAACGTGAGCAGACTGTTACCCCATCACTGCAGCTGCTGACAACCTGGCTCCACCATCATGACCCCGAATGGCGACGCATAGACCTTATGAACCATACGGAAAACAACGAAGATGATTTGCAGATTACTGGCATAGACATCAACGTGGTATATAGCAGCAAAAAGGATTTAGAACTTCAAGAGAAGAATCATATTAAAAACCAAAATTATTAGATATGGAAGAAGTATTAAAGAACAGCAGTGAGATTGAAGGTCTGAATTGTCAGACGGTGTTTATTGGCGGTGAGGGTTACATCATCGAAAACCCAACCGCGAAGAATGTGCAGGAAGCCTGCATGTGTGTCTCTCAGATGCACTATGAAGGTGAAGCTACGGGTGTAGTGCAGATGATGAGTGATGCGACCTTGCTTGCAGAAGGTCTGTCTTGGCTCATCAAAGGCGATGCGTCATTGAAAGAGACGCTTTCAGATAGTCCACTTCAAGAACTAGTTGAGGCATGGGCTATAGCAACTAAACTGATGCTCCAGCCAAATGGAATATTGTTTACGGGCGAATTGGTGAGATTTGCCAAATCTATAATTCAAAAATCACAAGAATCATGAACAAAGCAGAAAAGTTAGTTAGCAGCGAAGCCGTGGGCGCAAACTTCATCCAGTTAGTTGAGGTGAACGGCAATATGTACCCCGTGAAACCTCCAACCATCAACCGCGTTGCAGGAGCCGTCGCCTGTCTTAGCGATCTTGCCCTCAATGACGGTGCGACAATACGAGATGTGTTGAATACCCAGGAGAATGCAAGGGAATATGCCCGTGCGCTTTCCTTTATGATACAAGAGGACTATGAACTGACCGAAGAACTTGCCAAAGGCACATACGATGAGGTTGTAGATGCCCTCGAAGCTGCCTTTAACATGGTTTCCGCACGGTCTTTTTCGATTGCTGCCAGCTTGACGAAGAGCGCAAGCGCGCTGGTAGCAAGAAGCTGCAGATAATATACCGTCATTGATTAATAATCGAAGCAAAAAATAACTAATATGCCCTTACTTTCATTCCAAGTACAAGCCGACTATGACAAGGTCATAAGGCTGAGAAGCGAGATAGAGAAATTGAAGTCGGAGATGAAGAGCGTTAATGCAGTCTTCGATGCCGATAGATTTAATGCCTACAACAAGAGGATTAAAGAAATGACGACGGAGTTTAATGCTCTTGTTGACAAAGCTGCCAAAGCTGGTGCAGAGTCAACCAGCCGACTCCGTGCCATGAGTAAGACGGTGGACTTATCTAATCCACCAAAAGAACTTAAGAAGTTTGATGAGCAGGTATTGGGTATGTGCAAGAATCTCGATGGCTACTTTGGCTTTTTGAAAGGTAAATTGCAAGAAACCCTTACCATGCTCAATGAAGTTGGCTCTATAGCTAACAAAGTCAAGGTTGACGATAAGAACGCAGTTCATATAGAAGAACTGAAACGTCAGAATGCCGAGTTGACATCAGAGATACAACGTCAGATTGCAGCCTACGGAGAGCAACAAAGCCAGTTCCAGGCTTTAGCCAATGCTGTAAGGTCGAATAACATACCTGCCTTGCAACAATTCACCCAGCAAGAAGATGAAGCCTCTAAACGCCTCAAATTGGACGAAGCCCGCAACAGTCTGAAAGGTGTTACCGATGACATGAAATCTCTGGCTGCACAGATGGCTGAAGCACAAGGTGACGTGGAGCGATTGGAGAGCCTGCTTGACAGTCTGAAGAATAGTTATCTTGACGATGGCAACGCAATTAAAGACAGCCAGTACTTAGAGACTGAGCAGGCACTTGAATCTGCAAGAGAGAAGTTGGTCGGTATGAAAAAGGAATATAACGAAATGGCCATCCTTCAGAAGCAATATAGCGACCAAGTTCAGCAGACCAACGGACACCAAGAGAGATTGCGTACTCAGATAATGAACGCCCGTGAAGATATGGTGAAACTGATTGCAGCAGGTCAAGCGGGTACTCCCACCTTCAACGAGATTGTCAGCCAAACGGGTAAGATGCGAAGAGAGCTGGCACTTGCCAATGCCTACATGCAGTATTTTGCTGACCCAGACAGAAACCTTGCCACACTAAAACAAAGCATGGAAGGAGCAGCTGGAGGCGCATCCCTGCTTGTAGGTGTTATGGGATTGTTCAATCAGAAGTCAGAAGAGATGGAAATGATCCAAACAAAGTTGCAATCTCTTCTGGGCATAATTGTCGGCCTTGAAACAACATACGCTGCCGTCAAAAAGACCAGCAATGTAATGATTGCCATTGGTCAGATTCAATCATGGGCTTCCGCAAAGGCAAAAGCAGCTGAGACTGTTGCTACTGAGGCTGGCACAGTTGCCACTATCAAGGCTACAGCAGCACAAGCCATGTTCAACACCGTTGCAAAAGCGAATCCATATCTTGCCCTTCTATCCATCATCGGATTGGTGGTAGGTGGCATTTATACTCTCGCAAAGGCATTAGGCTCTGAGACGGATGAGCAGAAGAAAGCAGCTGAGGCAGCAAAAGAACATGCAGAGGAAATCAGAAAGCATCATGAAGCCTGGGCACATTCCGTTGCGAATAATGCAGCCAAACAGATAATGTCCTATAAGAACCTTCAAAAGAAGTGGGAAGAGCTGGGCAATGACCTAAAGGGGAAAGAGAAGTTTATCAGCGACAATAAGACCGCTTTCAACGACCTTGGTTTCTCTGTTGACAGCGTATCGCAAGCCGAAAGCCTCCTTATCAGAAACACAGATGCAGTCGTAAATGCTATTATGGCACGTGCCAAAGCCGCTGCGTATGAGAAAGTGGCTACAGAAGAACTCGAAAGGCAAATCCGCATAGAACTGGAGAAAGGTACGGTTGCCAATGGTGCATATCGCAAGAACTTCAAAAAGGGTCAACGGCTTTCGCTTGATGAGGCTCGTGAACTTGAAAAAGAGAGTGGTGTTTCCCTTGTCGGTACCAACAGTACGTCAACGAAAGGAGTTGCATTCTCTACAGATGTTGAGGTTACTAACGAAAACGTATTGAACAATGCAGCCAAGAAAGCAGCCGAGAATCGGAGGAAACGCTATCAGGCTGACCGTGCAAAGCTCATCCAAGAGAGCAAAGATAAAGTCAAACTCATTCAGGATAATGCACGGCAAGAATATGAAGCCGAGAAAGCAGCTATTAAACAGACTGGTGTGCCTCAATTCACTCCCACTAAGACCAATTCGCATAATGGTGGCAATACATCAGACAGATTGCATGCCATTATGGATAAGCAGAAGTTGGATGAGCAACGCAGGGCAATAGACCTTGAACTCTCCACCCGTGAGGCTCAGATTAAGGCGATGCAGGACGGCACGGACAAAGTGCTGGCACAGATAAAACTCGACCACGATAAAGAAAAAGAAGCCATCCGTCGCTCCTATGAGGACATGCGCCTTAAACGTATCGAGGAAGCCCGTAAGGTGTGGGATGCTGACCCTGTCAACAAGGGAAAGAATTTCTATGACAGTCAAGAATATAAAAAGGCAAATGCAAATACCCAAGAGGAAAGTGACAACCGAGATGCACGGTTGAAAGCTGCCATGACCACCTATCAGCGTGCGCTTGATGAGCAACGCAGGTCGGAGGCAAAGGCTATGTATGACTACCTGCAAGAATATGGTACCTACCAGCAGAAGAAACTCGCCATTGCCGAGGAATATGCTGCCAAGATAGCAGAAGCCAACAAAAAGGGCGACGTATGGACGGCAAAGAAGCTCGAAGCAGAGAGCAAGAGCAAGCAGTCTGCCATAGACACTGAGGCATTGAAGCAGAATATAGACTGGCAGGCTGTTTTGGGAGGCTTCACAGGCATGTTAGGCGACCAGCTGAAAAATACCCTTGCAAGCCTCAAAGAGTACGTCAGAACGCCCGAATTTGCATCCAAGAATAAGACAGACCAGCAGGTCATCTATCAGGCTATCGAGAGATTGCAGGGCATGATGGGCGGTGGGAAAGGAACGCTCAACTTCTCCGACATCAAGAAACAGATGGATGACCTCGGTGTAGCCGTCAACCGCTTGCAGCAGGCAAAGGCAAGTGAATATATGGCCTACGAGAATCTGAAAAAGGCTCAAAGGGCATATCAGGAAGCCTTGAAGAGCGGCACAAAGGCAGAGCAAGATGAAGCAAAGTCGCGCCTTGAACTGGCTCAGAAGGCAGCCGATTCCACATCCAATCAGGTGCAGGTGCAGACTACGGCAGTTCAGAACCTCGCTACCAACCTAAAGGAATCGGAGCAGGACACGGTGGACGGCCTCAATATGGTTGCCGACGGACTGCAGGGCTTCGCAAGCAACTCCCTTTCGGGTGCTTTCAAGGGCATTCAGAATATGCTCAACGGCCTTTCTAAGCTCAATATCGGTGGCAAGGTCGGTGATGCTGTCAACAGCCTGTCAGAGACGTTGAGCAGTGCAGGCTTCATCGGTCAGCTCATAGCAGCTATCCTTTCCATTCTTGACATCCTCAAAGAAGGTATTGGCACGCTGATAGCCAACCTCCTTGATACGGTGTTCAATGCCATCAACGGCATATTGTCAAATATCCTATCGCTGGATTTCATAGGTCAGATAGGCGGCTCCTTGATAAGCGGTGTTGGCAATGTCCTGAATACCGTCACCTTCGGAGGCTTTGACAGCCTCTTTGGTATCGGTGGCAATGAGGCAGAGGTGGCAGAGACCACCGAACGGCTTACCAAAGAGAATGAAGAGCTGCGCAAATCTGTTGACCGCTTGAAAGACGCTATGGATAATACCAGCGGAGTGAAAGCCATCAACAACTACGAACATGCATATCAGATGCAGGAGAAAGCCAACCGCAATCTGTTCGAGATATTGGATTCTCAGATGGGCTACCATTCAGCCCACCATTCAAACAACTACTATGCCAACGATGATGTTGTCCGTTCATGGCAGTCAAGGCTTAATGCTCTGTTCCGTGAGCACAGAGATGACTATGGACGTGGCAGTGTTGGCGACTTAGACCTCTCGCAAGGTATCGGAGCTTTCTATAACTTAGCGTCACCCGAACAGCTGGCCATCATCCGTGACTATGCTGGCGACATTTGGAGGTATCTCACAGAGGTAGGCAAATACGACAAGTCTGAATATTGGGAGAATGCTGCCGATGCAGCAGGCAAGTTGCAAGAGATAACGCACAGCCTCTATGAGAACCTCACTCAGATGAACTTCGACACCCTCAGAGATAATTTCCTTTCTTCTCTTATGGATATGAGCACCGACTGGGATGACACCTTAGAGGGCATGATGGATGACTTTGAAGAGATGTTCCGCAAGGCTTCGCTAAACTTCGCCCTGTCATCGACCAATGAAGAGTTGCGTAAGTTCTGGGAAGATTGGGGCGAGCGCATGAAGAACGGCACTGAGCTGACGAAAGATGACATCGACTATTACAGGTCGAGATACCAAAAGCTTGTAGAGGAAGGTTTGAAAGAGCGCGAGCGCATAGCACAGCTAACGGGATATAAGGCTGAAGATGAGAAAGAGCAATCCGCCACAGCCAACGGCATTGAGAAGTTGACCCACGACGATGCAGGAGCTATTGAAGGTCGGCTGACAGCCACGCAGATTGCCGTAGAGCAGGGGAACACGAAGAAAGATGCCATCTTAGCACAGGCGACGATGATGAACGTCACGATGAGCGATATGCGTTCCCTTTCTGCCACACAGTGCGAGATAGCAGATGACACCCGTGACATATTGGCTAATTCCTATCTGGAACTTAGAGAGGCTAATGACCATTTGGGCAAGATAGAAAAGGCCGTGGGGAATATTCAGACGATTGCAGAAGATACGAAGAAGATAGTCGATGATAGGCTCTAAATGGTACTGCAAAGGTGACGAAATGTTAAAAATGACACTAAAGAACAAAAATGTTACCTTTTCGTTTGGTAGCTTGGAACAAAATTGTTACCTTTGCAGTGTTCATTAAAACAAGCGTTCTATGAAGTATTCAGAATTTTACCGACTGATTGAACAGCACGGCTGGACAATCAAAGGGGGCAAAGGACACTACAAATACGTACATCCCGACTACCCCTACTTCATACCAGTCGGCAGGCACAAGACGCAAGAGATACCGAAAGGCACTCTTGACAGCATGATGAAGGCTGCAGGTTTGAAGTGAACGTAAAGAGCTTCAAGAGAGCTTCCCACCCCTTCGGGGGTGGGTTTAATGGACAAACGAAGTATAACCAAAAAGAGTAGGGACATGAACATTTTAACGGCAATCATCGAGAAGGCAAGTGACGGAGGCTACAGCATATATGCTGATGGTGGAATCCCCGTATATGGCAGCGGACTGACAGAAGATGAGGCTCGGAGTGAGTTTACTACATGTCTGAAAGAGCAGGCTGAGTACATGAAGGAGCGCGAGGGCAATTATCCTGCCTGGTATTCTGATGACCTCCAGATTGATTACCGTTACGACATGACAGCATTCTTCCTTGCATTCCCTTTCATTAACGTGACAGAGTTTGCTAAGAGCCTCAACATCAATCCATCTTTAATGCGTAAGTATAAGAGTGGACTTGCCAAGGCCGGAGAGAAGCAGAAAGATATGATACAACATAAGTTTGACGATATAGTAGGCCGTCTGAGTGCCGTGAGGTTCTGAATCGGTCGCTTGTTTATGAACATTGCAAGGGGATGGCTAAATGTCACCCCCTCTTTTTGTGCGGTCATTGCCGTTACCAGCATCAAAAATGGCAGGTGGACATCTTATCCACTGCCATATAGAAATGCCGTCACGAGACTTGTATTTGCATGATTTTGCCATCTAATTTTATATCAGATTCTCTTTTTCTTTTCTATTGCAGTCAGTTGCCGTTGAATTTCTCTAAGAGAGTAATATACGGCACTATTCCGTTGGCCGTCCTTGTGTTTGCGGACGAATCCACACTGCACCCACTCATCAAGTAACTTCGGCTCATATCCGAGTTGCTGGAGGTATCTCTTCGCCTCACGCTGCTTCACCTTGTCATGATCGGGTGTAACCAATCTCCGATATTGAATTTGGCTATTATATGCAGCTTGCTCTACGATGTTCTGTAGTGTTGATAATTCAACTTCTGCCTTTTTATCTGTGCATCGTACTTTAATCTTCATCACGTTTAACCTGATATTCAAAGAACTGCTCGTTTTTATAGTCAGCGAAGAAGGTGCCAGTACCACCGATGTTACGGCCTTTGTCAATGATGACCTCAGTAACATGGTCGGGAATATCCTTGCGGTACTTATGCTGCCGTCCGTAGTAGTTCGGCCTGTAGAGCAAGAGGATGGTATCTGCTGCCTGCTCAATGCCACCGCCACCACGTATCATGGACTTGTCGGGGCGTAGGTCGCTGTTCTTATCTTGCGGTCTTTTGAACTGAACAACCAGCACGATGCAAACCTTCAGCTCCTTTGCGAGATTCTTCAACTCACGGCAAACACGCTCATAGAAGGATTCTTCACTCTCGTTTGCATCATGATAATATCCATATGCTTGCAGATAGTCTATCACAACCAGTTTTACATTGTGACATGTAATAAAGTCACGTAAGTCGTTCAGAAAGAGCGTATCGTCAATATATAGAGGTAAATGGTCTGTCTTTGATACTGCGTCATTGATGATTTGCAACTGTTCAGAGCTTCGATTCTCACTTAGGATGTCTTCATATGTAATTTCACCGAACATAGCTGCGATTTTTGCTGCAACTTGTTCAAAGGTATTGTCAAAGGTTATAATCATCGAAGGGAAATTGCTTTCTGCAGCTCTTGCAGCCAGATTGAAAGCAAAGGTGGTTTTGCCTATTGATGTATCACTACCCACAAGAATGAGGTCGGATATTCGCAGACCGCCCTTTCGGTCAAAGGAAGGAAAACCGGAGGGGATTGATATTGGGTCTATGCCTTTACGACGATTAACTGTTTTCTTTAGAGTTGCATTGGCAGATTTGATGTCATGTGTACTCATATTGTTTTGCTTTTGTGGGTAGGTGGTTAGCCTACCCGTTACCTTTTACTCAGATTCTAATCGTGTTGTCTTCTATATACTTTAATGTCATTTGCTCGAATGCCGATCTGCCGAACCATTTTTCTAAAGAATGCGAAATCCCCAACAAGTGAGGTACAAAGTCTTCGTCTAAATGTTCTTGAACGCTCGAACCGTCGTATGCATCAAGAGCGTCACCGATATGTCCCCATAATCTCTCGAGTTCATCAGCGAGTTCAATCCACATTCGCGTATTATTTGTCACTTCGATTTTCGTATCTTTGTCCATATAGATAGTTACTTTTGTGGGTAGGTGGTTAGCCTACCCGTTACCTTGTGTTAGATTGCTATTCTCACT